GCAGGTTCCATGGCTGAGAAGGAATTATACAGACACAGTTCATGAAATCATGTCGCGAGGCTACCAAGAGAACCCCCATGTCGTCATTTACATAGCTATTTCACACTTCTCAGCAAAAGATAGATCTATTGTCTTTTTGTGCCCTTCCAGCAGAACAAATTCGACTTTAGGAACCTTGCAACTTTGCTTGGAGAGGGCACAGTCAAGAGACATGAAGCTGATTAGGCCAGACACACAAGTTCCACAGCACAAACAGGGACAACTGCAAATGATTGAGTCGGAGATTCTAAATGATATACTGCTGCCGAGAGTGTTGCAGAAGAAGAATGCCAACACGATCATGAGAAATGTCATCACCAAACTGTCAACTTCTGATGTCAACACTGATGAAGAAATCACACCTGAAACTATACCATTTCTCCATAGGAAGTATCTATCACTGGCATGCATCATGCAGATACTCAAGAAGCCCAATCAGCAACAGTTAGTTGACAACATACTCAAGTGTGGGCCAGGGTACATAATGTCATACAGGACCGAACAGATTAGAACTGCAGATGGCCAATGGGTTGGTGATGGGTCAGTCAGAGTGGATACATCACATAGCCATTACATTCTCAACATCCACGACGATGAACTCGTAGAGATCCAATCCTCAGCTCCACACAAAATTACATCTGCCTTTAGAATACTTGATAAAGTTATGAAGAGACTCAGACTTAGGAAAGGTAGATATGTGGAAAATTCAACACACGGTGTGTATGTCACTGCGAAGGGTCAACTGAAGCTCTCTGGGCCTGGCAGAACATCCGTACCAGTGAACAATATCATTGGGAGCAGAGGTAAAGCAGGTATAGAATTGAAAGTTTCTCCGGTGTGGAAGGAGTCACAGTTCTTTTCTTTCGACATTTATGCAAAAGAAAAATTTGTCATGGGTGCAAGTTCAAACCCATACACACCAATTCATCCGTCTGAAGAGCATAGGTGGTTGAAATCTGAGCCCGTTAGATTCTATCCAGCACACAACCAATACAATCGATCAAACCATCCATGCGAAGTTGACCTATTGAACACTTTGATAACTACCATGTCAAGAGATGATCTAGAAAGAGAACATTGGTCATCAAGGAATTTTGTCATAAATTCTTTGAATCATCGATTGGCACGACTGGGCTGTTCATCAAACAAGAGATACACCCAACTCGTACAGACAATGGAG